GGATATACGTATGCTTTTGTAGTATATTGGGTCTTAGTGAGTTAGTACGATCCGATTATAATCACAAAGCATACAGAATCCACGCAAGTATACTCAGATTATACTCAAAAAAGTCACGAATAGACACAAAAGTACTCAGTTAGTCATTAGGTTTTCATTGCGGTGGGCTCTGAGAACCTTTGTTTGCAATCTTGGTGGTTGTGCAGGGGGTGATTAGATCCTCGCTTTGCAGTGCTATGGGTTCTATTATACACCAATCACTCCCCATGGCAAGTCACACAAAAGTTCTCAGTATCCCCAGTGGGTTATTCTATGATGACGCTTGCCAATTTTGGCCAATGTGATATACTTGCTCCAACAAGTCAGGAGAACACCATGAAAACTGTAACCATACAATATTTTGGCAAGGCCTACTCTTACCCTTTATTGACGGCAGAGGACATTGGTGTAGATAGAATCGTTCAGACTTTCAATTTTGAATTTAGTGAGCAAGGCTATGAGCAATGTTATAATGAGTCCAAGCGCTTTCACTTTGTCACAACCAAGGAAGAACTGGTTAAACTAAAAGAACTACAGTAATAACCCACCAATCCGGTACAGTAATGGTTGCCATTTTCACCGATTCTGTTATACTCCATCCATACATTCAAGAAAGCGAGAAAACAATGGAAGTCAAAATCAGTGGGTTGTATAAGGTAACCGTTATCGAATACGACCGGGGAGTCCAACGGATGGACCCAGATTATGACAAATACTACACTACCGAGGCAGAAGCCAAGGCGTATGCACACCAAATCCAAACCATTGGAAATAGTGAATGCTACTACCGTGCAACCGTTGAAAGGATCTAAAATGATATACCCGATGTTAATGGTTTTGATCGGAGTGGCAGCATTCTCAGCAGTTGTGTTCGGTATCGTTCCATTCCTAACCGCATATACTGGATTGGCACTGGTATGGGTGGCGTTTCTCTTTGTTATTTACTGGACAAGAAAATGACCGTATCCGAACTAATTGCCATACTCCAGACTATGCCACAGGATGCACCGGTTGCGGTCAATGACTTCCGCCGTGGTAACTTTTATAAAACCGTGGATGGTGTGGACCATTTTGACGCTGATTGGGGACATACCGCTGGCGACCCTGAGGTGGTGGTAATACAGGTCGGAGAGGTCTAATACTTGACCGGTTTGCTGTAATACTTTCAGTATAGGTTGCCTTTTCCCCTGATTCTGGTATAATTGATCCAACAAAACAAACCAAAGGACAGATTATGACAACCATTACAGTAGCAGCCATGATAGAAGCTCTCTCCGCATTGCCTCCAGGTGCAAAGCTGGTGGTAACCGAAAGCGGTTACTACAGCTATTCGGAATTTGCTGAAGTGATGCTCCCAGAGCTTTACATTGCCGAATCCGATGCCGATGGTATCACCGCTGGTGGTGCCGTTTACAGGATTGGTCACAGCCACCAGTCCTATTAACCCAGTATGGCACTGGAATACTAAAGTCTTCCGTTGCCAAATCCGAATCCATCCATTACAATCCATCCATCTTAATTGAAAAGGAAACAAAATGCAGAAGCAATTCACCACCATTATCGCCAACTTTGCCACTTTGACCATTGCTGAACAGACCCAGATGGTTAAGGAATTACGTGCCACCCTGTACCTGAATAAAGCTAACCTGAAGTCCTCACGTAAGCAAGCACAAGAGCAACGTGCTGCTGCCAAGGCTGCTAAGGTTGCTGCTCAGGTTGAGAAAGCACAAGCACGCCTCCAGAAGCTGCTGGAAAAACAAGCTGCACCGGTTGGCATCAAAGCAACCAAGGCTAACCGCAAACCATCCAAGGTGACCACCTTCGGTGCAGAGGACAATGCCATTGCTGCTGCCATCATTGCTCGCAAGACCGCCAACATTGCTGCCATCCGTCAGGCTTAAGGAGAACTATATGACTAAGTTTTTAAACCGATATGAGACTTTGGTTCTCAATACTATTATGGTCTGCTGTGCGCTGGTTGTGCTGGCGGATGTGGTTTGGTGGAGGGGTTAGTACTTTAGGATTGGGTGTTAGTCATTTTGGCATACTTCGGTATGCCTTTTTTTTGGCTTGACGGATTGGTTGACCGGTTGGGTTGGTTGAGGATTGGTTGCGGTCCGAGCAGTGTCCTGGGGTAAGCTAATAAAAGTTGCCACCAGGTCAAACTCTTTTTTCCAATTTTTTATTTTCTCCGGAATCCTCAGAGGATTTCAATTTTTCACTTTTTCAGATTCCAAAATTTTTTTCAGGAGGTCCTCACAGATTCCAGAGCGTTTCAGTATTTCTTCTACTTGCGCTTGACTATACATTCCCACATGACTCCAGACCTCTTTTTCTGGTCCGTTAGGCCATACAGCTAAAACGTCATATGTTCCGGATAGATAGCCTGACAGGTTCGTGTCTCTCGTCCATCCGATTGGTTTGACATAATCAGTTATTTTCATTGGTGTTCTAGTAAGGTTCGACTATCAATTTCCCAGTAAAGTTCTACGGCTTTACGTGCATAGTCAGAATCAATGAATTGCCCAAGGACTTCTTCGTTAACATTTCTGAGGTACACTCGAGCACCCCAGATACCTGTAGTAGTACCGACTTTATACACAGCACCAATGATTTTACCATCTTGTGTGTCAAAGTAAACCCACTGGGAATATTCTTTTTCAGTCCATTGTTTCACGTATTATTCTCCAGTAAATGTATCTGGACGGTCTTTGCAAAATTCGCATTGAGGGTCTGAACAGCGTGGTTCGGTCCACTCTTTGGTATCATCATAGTAAAAGGCGTCCCACTTTGATGAGTATGAAGTATCTCTCAGATTTTCTTCGGTTGTAACAGAGGTAACATTCCACATATAATTCGGTAAGTTTGGCCAAGGTTGGTAGGGATTGGTAGGACCTGGAAATACCGGAAGCGCCGGTTGCGGTGCTGGTTGAATGGGTTCCATTTGTTTTCTCATACCATCTGCAATCTCATAGGCCTTAACCATTATATACATGCATTGATTTTCGGTTTCCAAATCTCTGGTGTATAATTCTAATAAGTCAATATAGATGGCGCTCTCTAGTTCATTCATGTTGTTCCTTGGATATATATTAGTATAAACACTAATCACGTAACTACTATGTCACTACTTAAATCAATTTTCAATTCCATCAAAAATGCTCGTCAAGTTCAATTGGACATGTACATTCTATCACGTAACCCACAAAGTACAGGTGATGTAGAACGTCTAATCCGTGAATATGACAAGAAGACACAGATGGGTATTTTCCACTATTAATCTTCTTTATATGTTTTCTTTGTCTTTATATTTTACAATGTACAAAAGACAAAGAGTAAATAGAAAGGTCCATGCGGACCAATTGTAGGTGACCACAAGGTAAGTGGTGCCTACAATCAAAATTAAATTGTAAGTCAACACTAACAAAGTGATTGCAAATTCTTTCATAATTTTACCTCTTTCCATCCTTGATTCCACCAGATAGCCATTAGTCCAGAATACGGACAATCGGTAATTGGTTTACCGTTTTTATGTGCTGCACGACCTTCTTCACGAATTTCGTATGTGCGTTTTGAATAATCAACAAAGCTTACCGAACTGACTGGACTAATCATTTCTTTTTCCTCTTGGAAGCCTTTTCATCGGCCTTACGTTCGACTTCCAGTTTTTGTTCACGTTCTTTTACCCATGCAGCATGGTCTTTGACGGACTGGTTGTATTCTTCTTCAGTCACAGCTTTGTCATTGATAAAATATTTCCAATCAGCCACAATGATATTTCCTGTAAAGTCGGACAAAATAAGCAAACCGTTTAGGCTCTTGGTCTAGGTCAGGTAGAGTTTTGTAGATTTCTACCATTCTATTATAATGGTAAATCAATTCATCATCAGTCATCTTCTGGTTGTCTTTCGTTTAACGCCAGTCTTGGTTGTACGGTAAGAGGTCTTGGACTTACCGGATATAGTAGACTTCACGGTAGAAGTTTTACCAGTTTTCTTGTTCTTGGTTGTAGTTATTTTTGTGGAACCAGAAAGTTTCCGAATTGCTCTCTCAAATAGACTTCCCATTACAGACCTTTAATTTCAGACCAAACTTTTAACTTTTCTCTTTTGGCTTTACGTGCCTCATTAACTGCACTATCAGAGATTATACACTTTTCAATAAGGATGTCAACCATGCAAAGCAGGTCTCCAACTTCTTCCTCTAGGTGTTCTTTGTTGTTGACACCAGTTTTAGGATGAACAGAATCCCAACCAAAACGGAAGATTTTAGAGACTGCTTGAGAAACCTCTGCACACTCTTCCTGGGTGATACAGAGAATTTCTTTGATTTCATTATCCATTGACAATATTCTCACTCAACAATGTGGGTCCACCAGAACCTTGGCCTTTGACAAAATCTTCGGCCAAATGTTTGGCATCTTCTGCACTATTTGATAGCGTCTTTTGAATCAAAGATTCATTAACGTACATCGAAACTTCCCATTTGTCAAAGTATGAGTTATGTGGGTTTCGAATACGGTTAACGGCCGCCTTTTTATTACCTTCGTGGTATTCACGATATAATTCCATTTTCTTCTCCTTATACAATTAATTTAATGAAACGGTTCAAGACAACACGACTTGATACCTTGTTGCCAGCATACTTAGTAAACGCTGTGGTCATACCACGAACGGTGGCATTTTCATGGAACTGCAATTCTTCACCATCATCCGTATCCATGCCAGTAGCACGTAGAAAGTAATATTCATCAAAGCCTTCTGATTCACCAACCAAGAATCTTTCTTTTCTGAATTGACTTTTGATTTCATCCAAACCGTCAACTTGTTTGACTTTTTCAGGCCAATAAGTTGCCGCCAAATGAGAAATTTGAGTAGCACCACAAATATAGAAACCAATCACATTGGATTTTGTTCTAATTCTCAATAAGTTCAACAACTTCTTGGTTTGTGCCATGTGACTCCATTGTTTGTTTTCATAGATTTCTTCACGGCGAGTTTTAGGATCACGAAACACCAAGTGTGTATAACGATTATCAACATAACCATGTTCATCCATCACACCACGAATACCAGCACCTTCACCATCAGTAAGAAAAACCGTGTTCACGTTTTGCAAACGATTTTCTTTTTGGAATTTTGGAACAATTTCCATGGCTGCAATAACAGCTTCATTCAATGGAGTACCACTGAATGATAGGAAAGTTGGTGTTCTTCTATAACCAGCCAAACCAGAAATTGACATTAGGCCGCCGCAAGCACAGAGGAATTCTGTTGCTGACATTTTACTTGATAATAGATTAGCCAATGCAAAACTATTTACAACCAAATCACCTTTTTTGATATTTTGCTTAATGTTGCGGTTTGATTCATCCAGAAATGAATACACTTCAAAAGGAATATTAACTTTCTTACAGAACAATACCAAGTTCAATAATTGTTTCATTGTAGAACCAATATGTGAGGTCATTGAACCTGACCAATCCAAGAAAAGGACAAGACCGTGTGACTTACCACCAGGCAAAACAGTCACCTTCTTGAAAATATCTTCAATCAAAGTGTGTGCATACAACTTGGACATATTCAAATCACCAGTTTTGGCTGTTGAAGCACGTTTCAGTTGGTCAGCATTCTTACGCAATTCAAATTCTTTGACAAGGTAAGAAACAACTTTGCTTGATTCTTTACGGTATTTGTTGAATTCTTTTTTGGCAACGTGACCATTAGAACTGATATAGTCTCTCCACAGGTTTTTGTAACCGTAAATATCTTCTAACGGAAGTTCAGGAATGTTTCCGTACTTGTATACAGCACTTCTATCAATGTCGAAAAGTTGTTTTTCTTTCTTGTGAAAGCTTTCATCAGTTTCGGCAACCAAATCTTCAGGTTTGATATTGATATCAGCATCAAAACCTGATGAAGGTTCAGAAGTATTTTCATCTTTTGGTGTATTTTCAGAATCTTGTTCTTCTTCTTTTTGTTCAGGCTTGGTTTTTTTGTCTCGATTGTCTTCAAATTCAATCTCAATCTCAACATCATCATCTAAAAGGTCAGGAAGTTCTTGTTTTTCTTCTTCATTGCCTTCTTTTTCTTCAGAAGAAACAGCAACAATTTTGATTTTGATTTTTTGCTTCGCTTGTTTTTGTTCTTCCTCTGCTTCTTTCAGCATGTAATCTTGGATTTCTTTAGAAACACTCAACACATCTTCAAAAGTTTCAGTGGTTTCGACCTTTTTCAACAATTCTTTTTCGAATTCATCAAATTGGATGTTCAAAATAGAGCCAACCTTACAGTGAAGATTCACTCGGTCAATAAAATTATACTCACTCAAGTCTTTTTGATAAGTTCCAAAGAAGTCTCTATCATACAAATCATTGTAAGCACGAATAAAAGGCGCTTTGATACCAGGATATTTGTTTTTAATCTTGCGTTCGATACGGGAATCTTCAACAACGTTAACAATACCTTTGTTGAGCTTCAGTTCAATTGATTTTTCTAAGTCACATTTTTGAGTATACAAGGCGTGGCCAACTTCGTGACCCATAAACAAGTCATAAACATCACGAGAAAGGTTTCCGTTCAAAATAGGAACAGTCAAAACTCGTGTTTCAACGTTGAAACTTGCTGTATCGACATTAGATTGTACGATATGCAGGTCTTCTGTAGCCATCAACTTGGCCAAAAGCGATTTTGTATCAATTAGACTCATTAGTTTTCTCTGTAATAATCAAAACATTGCCGTTTTCACGTTCTTGCACTTCTAAATTTAGCAAAGTGCCTTCTGTCCAGCCCCTCAAAAGCACTAATTCAGGTGGAAAAGTCAAAATACCATCGCCAGTGCCGTCATTTGCATCTTCAATAGTTGTAACCCACGACCCGCCATAGTTTTCCATGTCATTTTCCCATTGTGATGATACTGCCCATTTACGGGTAGCGTCATCTAACTCTTTCCATTCAATATCAGTAGACAATTTTCTCTCCTTTAAGAGGATGTTTCTCTTTACGTTTGTATTTTACATCATTTTTATGTTCTTGAACAGGTTTGATTGGTGTTCTACAAACTGGACGTTGTAATTTTACAACAAATTTTAAATCTCGTTTCATTTTAGCGCCTCATGCTTGAAATTTCAACTGCTTCCTTGTCATTAAACACAGGAACAGCGTTTGATTTGTGCATTGTTGCAATACCGAGCACTTTTGTGCCGGTGTAGACCTTTGGTTCTGCCTTGGTTGCAGCAACATTGCCTGTATTTAATGAAGGAATCTTTGGTGTTTCACGGACATACATTTTTGTGCCAGTCCAAGCTGAAGCATTAGTGTTAACTATCTTCTTAGGCTCGTATTTCTTCACAATGTCATTCCACTCCGCAGCCAACTGACGTTGCTGAGCAGTAGGTTTACTTTTTTTGCGTTTAGGTTTGATGTGTGCGTGAATGAACATAAAAAAACTCCTTGATATAGTGTATTATAACACATCAAGGAGTTTTAATCAAGCGGATTGTTGTTTTTTTACAACATTAAGGGTGTCGTGATTTTCTACGTGAAGATTTCTGGTAATAACCATCATCCTCATACATCATTCTGTCGTAATCGTAGTTTGTCAACTTTTTGGTTGGATCATGTTTACCTGAACGCTTACGTTTCTCTGAAAAATCAGAATCATCATTGTAGTCCCTGTCTTTACGGAACTTTGCAACAAACTTAGACACTATTACTCCTTAATTAATCACTTCGAAAGTTATTCCTCTAATTCTTGTTTCTGGCATGTTGTGCATATCATACTTTGAAACATACGTTATGTCTGCTTGAGGATAAAACAGTTTAACGGCTTTTAATAGGTTGATTGAAGTACCATCGGCATCATTAAATCGTAGTACTTCATCAACACATCTTAATCCTGACAATAATTCTTGTCTGTCATCATAGGTGTTTCTAACATCACCAGTTTTTAGTGTAACTAACATATCAGAGTTGAGGCCGACTATTAACCAGTCACCTCGTTCTTTACATTTCTGGAGGAATCTGTAATCATCAACATTCAATAAATCATAATCACCGCAGGTAACAACAATCTTATCTTTTGTCATGGTAGTAAGTTTGGAAATGCCTCTTTAACAAACTTATAGTCTAAACCTGGAACACCCAAGTCTTTTTGGAAGATGCCAAGAACAACTTCGGCTTCTCGTGGTTCAATCGAGTTAAGAATCTGAAATAGAAGTTCCATTCTTCGTTTTTCTGTTAGTTTTTCCGCAGTTGGGTCGCCTTTACGGAAACAATACAATCTACGCAACTCTTTATTAAGACCACTGTATGTAATTCCAGGCAAAACGTCTGTAGCAACACGATAGTCTTCCGGCATTTCTGTAATCATCCATTGGAAGGCTGGATGATACGTCAATTTAAAAACATCAACTAAAACATGAGATAGATTGTTCTCAATAACTTTCATTCTCTCTGCTTTATTTGTTGCAGCCTCGAATTCGTCTAAAATTTCGTATATAGCTTTCATTAAAATTCCTCAATCACTTCAATTAGATTTTTCAGTTTGTTTGTAATCAGATAGTCCAAGATTTGACCTTTTCTGGCAGGCTTGGTTTCTTCATACGTATTTATAATTGCGGTTTGTATATCATTAGGAATGTTCTTCAAGTCAATCAACGTGGAATTGCGTGAATAACCAATCTTAGAGGTTTCATCCCAATCATTGAAGTTTTCCGTTAAGAATTTCTCCATACGACCTTCTGTCATACGCTTCTGGCGAATGTCACGCACAAAGGTGTCACCTGGAGATAGTATGTTTGGAATACCATCACCTGCATCACCACTGATGACTTTCATCTTCAAGTCTTTGATAGGGTCTTCTGACAACACAAATTTCTTTTGAGTTGGATTGTATTGCTTGACGGTAAAGTTACCCTTGCCGTTATATTGTTGCAATTGTAGAAAGTCACCATCACTAGAAATGATTAGGATGTTTTCGTGCATGATGTGACGAGGTACCAATGTACCAATAATGTCATCCGCTTCTGCACCTTCAACATCAAGTACTTTATATGGGAAGTTTTCTTTCAATTCACGTTTGAACTTGGCTAACATGTCAAAAATCATGTGCCAGTCCAAATCAGACTTATCACGGTTCTTTTTACGATGTGCCTTGTAGTGTGGAAAGAACTCCTTGCGCCAATACTTGCGGTTATCAGCACACAGTACTACTTCACCGTATTCTTTGCGGAAGTTTCTTAGGTGGGTTCGAATGATGTTCAGAACCATGTGTCGAATAAGGTCTTCTTTTAGTTCGACCTTAGGTTTCTGGTTGGCAATCTGAGCCATGAGGCCAGCCAACAACACTTGGTTTAAGTCAACGAGAATCATAATATCTTTCAGTAGTTTTCTTGTATTATATCAACAATTCAACCATTTGTCAAGTGGCCATGTAGGGTTCTAGGACAGACTTCCAACTTGGGTCAAAAATCAATCCTAATATCACTCTTACACCATCGGTATTATTAAATGTGCCGTGTGGTTGGTTACAATGAAATGCCAAGAATTGACCTTCAACCCAACGGTGAGTTTTACCATCTATAACAAAACCAATATCACCTTCTGGTACAACAATTGGTAGGTGAAGAACATAGTGTTCACCTGGCCAATCATAATGTGTATGAGTTGGTACAGTGCTATGTGGAGCAAGCAAAAGAAAACCACCAGTGTACTTTCCTGGTCCGTTCTCAATTATTTTAGCTGTCTTAGGGAATCTTTTCAGGAACTGTTTCAGTGTCTTGAATCTGGACCACAAGTAATATGTTCTCCAGTGTTCCAAGTGAACAGTTGGGTCTGCAAAGTCTGGAAGTGCAAATGATTTCTCATCATCACGATTAGCCATGAATTCTTCTTTGATAACAGAATAGTTATCTAACAAATTTTTAATAAATAATTCTTTTTCATCCATATCAATCTTCCGACCAATCAGCAAATACATCATCAACGATGTGTTGTGATGTGGTGGTTTTTCTGGCAACCATACCATACCAGTTTTCTTTTATCATTCGATGTACGTATACCTTGGCATCAATCAATACACCATCAAACTTATCCAAGTCTGTAATATCATATTCTTCATCCAAACGAAATAGGATAATATCAAAGGTATCACCTGCAACACCAGGTTTAAGTTTTTCACCAGGTTCTTTATAGTGTGCAGCAGTGACTACGGTCAATTCTTCATTTTCATCGTTGGGTGTGAAAAAAATCATATCATAGGATTTGATTTCATCTAATGCAGTTCTCATTCTAGTCCTTTAATATGTGAATCTCTTACACGTACCATAATCCAGGTATTGTAATAGTCATCACTTTCCAAAACACCATTAATGAACTGTTCTTTTGCTTCAAGGTAACCTGCTGTGCCTTTGGTTGGACATAAGTGGATAATCTCTCGCTTGAACTGTTCTCGTCCATGCATTATAACATCTTTTTTCAGTTCCTCGTTGGAACCGTAGTAAGTTTGCCAATCTGAAGCAACTTTTAGTTTCTTCTTCTTACCTTTGACTATCTTAGTCTTTTGGCTGTAGAAGAATTTCTTACCGATGTATTTTCTACCACTCACCAGATTGGTAATCACGTATACAAAACCGTAATTCTCACCAATCTGGTCTTCTGTAAAGTCATTGTCTTTGTATAACCAGTTTATTCCCATTTCAAATCATTTTCATCTAAGTCATTATCCTCTATATAGTCTTCGGTAATGTCTTCGATGTGTTCACCGCAAAATGGGCAGTGTTCCGGTAACTCTTGAGATACGAGTTGCTCAACATAAGCAACTTCGTAACTCGATTCACAATTTAGGCATTCGCCTGTAATAACTTTTGACATGTGGACTCCTTAGTTAGCCCAAACATCACCCCAGTTTCCTTGCAATGCACCCTTGGCATAGTCTGTTGCACGATTTTCAAAGAAGTTGGTATGAGTTGGTGCATTAATCATTTCTTCAACCCATGGTAGTGGATTGCGTTTAACTTTAAAGATACCCTTCATACCAAGTCCAATCAATCTACGGTCAGCAATGTAACGAATGTATTTCTTAACATCTTCTTTAGTTAAGCCTTCCATTTCACTTACATCAAAAGCCAAGTCGATAAACTTATCTTCTAGTGCAACCATCTTTTCAGCGATTGTATAGATGCTAGACTTCAATTCATCGTTCCAGATTTCGGGGTTCTCGTTTATATATGTTTTGAATAATTTCATCATATTCTCGGCGTGCATCGTTTCATCAACGATAGACCAAGTAACGATTTGACCCATACCTTTCATCTTACCGTGGCGTGGGAAGTTCAACAACATAATGAATGATGAGAACAACTGCATACCTTCAGTAAATGCAGAAAACACAGCAATGTGACGAGCTGTATTCTCTTTACTACTGTTCTGACTTGCAATGTCTAACACATAGTCGTGTTTGTCTTTCATTTCTTGATATTCCAAGAATTCACTATATGTGGTTTCTGGAAGACCAAGAGTTTCAATCAAGTGTGAGTATGCTGCAATATGAAGTGCTTCACGAGCAGCAAAACCCATCAACATCATTCTTATTTCAGGCTGAGGAAAATAGGGAAGGTAATTATTAACGTAACCACCAGCAACATCAATATCACCCTGAGTAAAGAATCTAAAAATGTGAGTAAGGAAGTTTTTTTCATTTTGTGTTAGTTTTTTCTTCCAGTCCTTGGTGTCCTCCAACATAGGAACTTCTGTATGCAACCAATGTGACTGTTCGTGTTTTAACCAGGCGTCATAAGCCCATGCATAGTTGAATGGTTTAAAATTACTGCGTTGGTCAGTAATTCTCGTTGTTGTTTTCTTAATCATACTGCCCACTCTTTCAATTGGTTGACTGTCTTACTACCAACTGAACGTTTCACTTCAATGTTTTCATCTAACATCACCAAAGTTGGTACGGAACGAATTCCATATTCATTAGCAATATCTTCTTGTGCATCAATGTCGATAACTTCAACAGGCATCTTCAATGCTGCACGTTCTAGGTTTGCAGCCAAGGTTTTACATGGTTGGCACCATGATGCGGTAAATCTTAAAATTCTTTTACTCATCTTTTTATCCTTCACAAGCGATACAGTCATTGCCTTGAACAATTTGACTCATATCTAGTTCTTTAATAACTTCTCTTTCAACTCTCTTAGACACTTTATCTGCCTTAGCAAGTTTTTCACTACGGCAGTAGTACATAGTCTTCAAACCTTTCTTCCATGCCAAGAAGTGAATTGCATGTACATACTTGATGTTTGCATCTGGACGGAAGAACACATTCAATGATTGTCCTTGGTCAATGTATTGTTGACGGTCAGCAGCATGTTCAATAATCCAACGTTGGTCGATTTCCATTGATGTTTTAAAGATTGCTTTAGTCTGTTCGTCCATCCATTCAATGTGTTGTACAGAACCATCATTAGCAATGATAGAAGACCATACATCATCAGCCCAACCTTCTTTATGATTCAATGCTTCATTTTGAATGATTGCGTCTAACCAACGATTCTTGTTTAGAAATGCTCCAGATAGAGTGTCCTGACGGTAAGCGTTAGCACGGTAAGGCTCGATACTAGGAGAAGTATTTCGTAGAATGATAGACGAAGAAGCATTTGGAGCAATAGCCATAATATGACTGAAACGTTGACCAGTACCGATAGCGTCAGGAGCTTCCCCACGTTCTTTTCCCAAAATTTGGTTAGCATTGTCTAATCCTTGTCTGATATTTTTAAAGATGCGATTATTCGCAACTTTGGCCATAACACCTTCAAAAGGAATGCCGTTGCGTTGCAAGTAAGCATGGAAACCAAGAGCACCAATACCAATACTACGTTCACGCATTGCAGAATACTTAGCACGCTTGATTGTTTTGGGTGCATTGTCGATAAAGTATTGCAAAACGTTATCTAACATTTCAGCAACATCTTTTAGGAACTGGTCATCGTCTTTCCACTCATCATATGTTTCCAAATTCAATGAAGACAAACAACAAACAGCAGTGCGTTGTTCATCTGTTGGTAAAATGATTTCGGAACACAAGTTTGATTGGTGAACTTTCAAACCTTTGTCTTTCAAGAACTTAGGTAAGAAACGATTGCTTGTATCAATAAAGTGCAAGTATGGTTCGCCAGTATGCATACGCAATTCAAGCAATTCTTGCCATAGTGCTCTTGCTGACACCACTTCTCTCACTTCTTTTGAAGCTGGGTCAATCAATGGCCATGAATCATCAGCATCTTTATCTACCATACAGCGTTCAATGATTTCCATGAACGAATCTGGAATATTAACACCGTGGTGCAAGTTCAAACAACGAATATTAGGATCACCCGTTGGTTTACGCATTTCTATAAACGGAATAATATCAGGATGGCTGATGTCCAAATAAGCAGCATAACTGCCCCTACGGGTACGGCCTTGACGATAAGCCAACGAGCTTGCATCGTACATTTTAAGATGCGGTAATACGCCAGTCGATTTGTCGTCTGCCGAACGAATACCAAAGCCAATGCCGACACCGCCACCAAACATACTAAGCCAATTAGTTTCACTAAGATTATCAACTAAACCCTCCGATGTATCTTCAATGTAGTTTAAGAAACAAGAGATTGGTAAACCTCTTTTCGAACGGCCAAATGATAAGATTGGTGTTGAGTATGATAACCAGTGTTTACTTGAGTAATCATACAGTCTTTGTCCGTGTTCTTTGTTTGTTGCAAATGTCTTTGATACAAATGCTAATCTATGTTGCGGTGAAGTTTCTTCTTCACGCATATAAGATTCTCTAAGTCGTTTGATGCCTAATTCATCAAATAACTTGTCTCTCTCTAAATCAATCTTAATTCCTAAATATTCCATGGTTGTCCTTATTATTTTTTCAGAATACTCTTAATATCAGGCGGTGTCCATCCTTCTGGTTTAAGGACTTTGCCGTCCTCTCGCTTTAATACTTTTCCGTTCGCACTAATCTTTGCTAGATTACTACGAGCAACTTCATCCCATACAGCTTGTTGTGGAATCTTGAGTGTGTGTTCAAGACCTTCAATAACCCATTTCAAGTCAGCACATGCATCTGCAATTTCAACCATATCACGGTTGCCAAATGCAACTACCAACTCTTTAAATTCTTCAATGATTAAATCGACATAAAGGTTGGCTTGTGAACCAAAATCGGACTCGTTCTGGTCACATGCATACATAAATTTTGCTACATCATCATGGCTGTTCATTGGTAAACTCCTCAATCATTGGAAAAATAGTTTTAATTACTTCAGCACAAGCTAATGCAATATCTTGATGTTCTTTTTGCGTTCCGTTTGCGCTGCGGAGTTGTATATAGTGAACCCAAGAACGAAGTGTTCCGTTCATGTACATGCGTGACATTGTAATGCCTTCAGGCAAAACAGCACGAGCTTGTTCCTTAGCAATTCCGTTTTTAATAGCCCAATCGTACTCTTTTTGTACAGCAAACGTTACACGTTTCTGTGCTCTCTCCCACTCAATTGCAAGAAGTCTTTTTTCCTCATCTTCATCGTTAATGCTGATGGAATTTTGACGGTTCTTTGTATCCTGCAAACGCGTTTCTTTGTAATCCCAACCCAAGTCAGCAACCGCATACCGTTGACTAAACTCTTGAAAAGAGAATGAACGGTGACGGAGAATCTGACGAGCAATGTCTCTGGTCGTATTGATTTCCAGACACACGGAAACCATCTCCAATGGACTCCAATGTTGATTCTTGATAAGATAACGAACCAACTTTTCAGAGGTTGCATCGTTGTTTTGGTTTGCGGGGTTTGATACTCGTGCAGCATAAGCAACTTGGTCTAACAAGTTTTTACCATCGGCACCTTGAGAATATGATACTAATTTCACTTCCATAATTATACTTTCTTCCAGTTAATAAATTCCATCTTGGCTCTCAGATTCACAAATGTATGATTACTTATGATATCTTGAATTTCGTCCGGTGAGAAACCGGCAAGTACCATTTCATTGATATCCTTTTCTTCAATCCATTCTGGCCAAATCACTACATTATAATGTTCCTCAATCGACTTTTCAATCTGTTTACAGATATCTTTATTGCGAGGTTCGTTGTCATACACCAAAACCAACTTGTCCTTGGCTATGTGACGTTCTGCTGCTTTCAGATTAGAGTCGGCAGTCGCTCCAGCGTTCTCCAAGAACATCGAATCAATTGGTCCTTCTGTGATATAGACCATTTCATCTTGATTGATCCTATCGAGTCCAAAGACTTTGTGTCCATCTTCACTTAATTTGACGGTAATGTACCGCATCTTAGATTGACCAAGAGCACGACCTTGAATTGCAACCAGATTCTTCTCCGCATCATAGAACGGAATAATCAATCGTTGGTCATCATCAATCAAACCATCTTTTTCTACTTTGAGGTCTTCTTCAACAAATTTCTTGAAGTCCTCTGTAAAGTATAGTTCCGTAAAGAATTTTTCTGGAATCAGACGTTTCACCACATACTCTTTTGCGAAGTGTTCATCTGGTAAACTTGCAATATCCGGTAGATTCAACTTCTCTTTGAATACAGGTTTTTCTTGTACCGTTTCCAAAAGTTCTGGCTTCTTATAGTTCTCATTACCGTTATTCATACCAGCACCACCCTCTTTGTATCGTTCCAAAGAGTACTCTTGAATCATGGTGGGTTCGACCTTTTCCAGAAAGTTGAAAAAGGTAGTGGATGCACCACAGTTGTGACACATATAGAAATAGTTGTTCTTTTTGGCAAAAATATACCCACGAGCTTTGGATTTATTTTTAGTAGAGTCGCCACAGAGAGGACACCTGAAATTGTACAGGTCAGTTTTCTTCTGTGTGAATTTTTGAAGTTTAGGTGACACCCTCATCAAGAAGGTGCGGTCAATGAAAATGCTCATAACGAAAAGGAAAGATTAGTTGAATAATTTCCCTATTGTATCATAATTAACATGAGTTAGCAACCACATACAAACAATTATTCCACCCAATGCCATCCATTTCCATTGCAGGATTTTTTGGATATCATCTTCTTCTTTTTTGTTATGTTTGGCAATATCACTCTTGAGATTCTTCAATTCTTCCATAATACGGCGTTCGGTAAGTTCCAACTTATCCGAAAGGTTTCTATCTACGGTTGTAATTCTGGAGTGGAGGTCTTTAATGTCAGCAGTGGTGGATTCTTTTCTTTTATCCATGTCATCGTAGATTTGGTTGACCATACGGTCGTTATTATCCATTAGTCGGCTTATAACCACATCCATCTTATCACAAATCTGTGTGAGTGTTCGGATTTGTTCCTTCATCACACTTACGTCAATTTTGACCTCTACGCACTCATCAGACATTATTTTTTGTCTTCTACTTCTAGTTTTTTGTGAACCTTGATAGTCTTGCATGTTTGTTGTGGTTTACCGTCTTTGCCGACAAGAACTTTACCGTCTTTACCAGTCTTATCGACACAAACTTGTTTTTCTTCAGCAGCAAATACGGAAGCTGCAACTAACAATGCAATCAACGCAATAATTTTTTTCATTTTTAGGTCCTTATTAAGTTGACAGCATCATTAGAAACATGCAAGAAGTGTGCAAGATGCTGTCAGTTTATTATTTATAAAATTGGAAATGGTGGTTGAACTGGTGCTGGTTTGCCACCAATTGTTGTTACTGATGGAGTGAACATCGGTGCAGAAGGTGCAGGTGGTGCAGTTGTAGACATGGTACTTGTCATACCACCAACAGACATTGTTGTTGTCGTTGTTTGTGGTATTCTTTCCCATCCTTTATTTGCAGCCTGTAACGCAGCTCTTTGAGATTCTGGATCTTTTCCGGCCAGCATGATACCAGACAATGTGCCTGTTAAGAATGTTGCAATCGGAATAATCAATTCAAAGAATTTTTGGTCAATTGGAGAGATAGCGTTCAATGGTTGTGTCACAAAAATAAGTGAGAACAAAACCACAAATACAATACCTGTCAATGTCAATGCAAGACATACACCGATAAAGAATTTCAGACGAGCCATCAACTGCTCTTCTGTGTACATGAAAGGAGTGTTATTATTTTCCATTACAGTTGGCTCCTGGTGGAAGAGGCGTTTGAGTTTGTTGAGCATTTGGTGGTCCTAATCTTGGGTCACGTTGTCCTTTGAATATGTGTTCAGGACATGTTCTAGTCACATCACATGTGGGTGCTTTACACAAGTCTTTGTCCCAATTAGTTGGGTCTTGACATGGGTATCTGAATCTGTCACCACTACACATTGCCAATAACAAAGGCAATAAAAGTAGTAACAAGAAATATTTTACTAATCTGTGGTCGTCCATTTTAGACTCCGAAAACTTTTAAGAATCTTTCATAACGAGCTGTACGGTCTTCAATACCAATAGTGCCGCCGTTAATCTTCTTAGTCATGGTAACAAAGTCGTCAATGTCAGCATAGTGATTAAGATTATTGTTTTCCCAGAACCAGCAAGCAGATTGTGATGCACCTTCAAAGGTTTGCATGTAACCTGATGCTTCTTCTGGTGTAATACCGATAGATGCAGCAAACCATGTGTAGTTTTCTTTACCAGTAACTTGAATTAGTCCACGGCCACAATATCTGTAACCGTCACCAGTTTCTTCTGGTCCGTTACCCATGCGTGAGGCATAGATTCGGTTTGCAATCTTTTCTGGTTTGTGTTCGTATTCTTTTGCTTCTGCAAGACCACCAGGAAAGTGACTACCAAACAGTTTAATTAGAGATTCTGCTTTGTAGTTCAGGTTTTCTTGTAACCACAAGAAGTCGCCAGACTCGTGGGTGGCTTGAGCGAAGAAGGCCGCCATGCGTTGTGGCGTATTAATCTCATAATCCGGAAATAGTTGACTTAGGTCTTTAAACCAGTGTTCGACATATGGATTTTTGGGAAGAATTTGTTTTAGTTGTTGTAATGTCAATTCCATTATTTTACACTTTCGAATATACGTTTCTGAACTTGATACCATTCATTCCAAGCATCATTTTTCACGGCACATTCGTAATATGTAGAATAATTAATCGTAACAGTTGTGGCCACATCACTCAGTTTGGCATCGTCTTTCAGTTTTTCTAACTGTGGGCATCTGTCAGTATATTTAGGAGGTTCAGGGAATTTAACCGTCACTGGAACGGTTGTGGAACATCCTGCAAGCATTAATACCAGAATAAGATATTTCATTTTGGTGGCTCCGCTGAATCGTTATGTGCTTTCACAAACTCTTTTGGAATCACACACTGGTCATTATACTTTGCAACTTCACGGTCAATGTATTGTTTGACCACAACTTGTTTCTCAACAATCTTAGTTTTTTGTTGTTGAGTTTTAGAATCAATCTTGTTGTTGGCTTCTTTAGATTGTTGTTCGGCCTTGGCGACCTTGGCTTGCATCTCATCTACTCTACTCTGCCATGCTTTGTTGTCATGTATTGCACCTGACATATAAGTTCCAATGGCAATGAGACAAATAGACACCAACTGAACTGGTGTCTTGTACATGTATATGAAGGGGATAGGAATTGGGATGTACTTTAACAAGTGTGTGAGAAGATAACCTGCCACACCTGCTAATAGTATTGCATAAAATATCCAATCAGGAAGCCATTTCAAAATCCACATTTTACATCTTAGGTGGGTTTCTTTTACCTAAGCCTCTCATAACTGGATTGTGTTTCTTACTTACACCAGGTTCTCTTTGACTTGCAGGAAGTCTTGAGTCACCAGAACCTGCGATAGCTGCAACATTAACGCCACCACCCATGGCACCACCATCTTCTTCAATAGTTTCTTCATGCATTTCACTACGCATGTAATTTGCAACAGTCATAATGTAATCTTCAGCCAAAGTGATTTTCGATTCAACCCATTCTGGCAATTCGGTATGTTCACCCAACATTTCAACCAATTCTTCTGCATTGTGCATGATAGTTTTTAATTGATTAACTGCCATGTGTGGGTCTGAATACTCATGGTCTTTTGCTTCAGGTACACAATTAGGAACTGTGCGGCCGCCTTTTTTCTTTGTACCAACAGCTGTATAACCTGTCCAACAGGCTTTCTTTAAATCGCCTGTTGGTTTCTTAACTTCTTTGATGTATTGTGTAAAAGTTTTCATTAGCAGTTCCACTTTCTCAGTGATTTATTAATACGTGAATCTGGGTCTTTTGCAGTTTTTGCTGAAGTTAAACGTTTCTTCATACCAGACATTCTAGCACAGAATGATTTACGGCGTTTAGCTGACTTAGAATCGGGATCCAATTTAGATGGTTTAGTTGTAACAGCAGTTTTCAATTTAGAACCAGGATGTTCTCTACGATAAGAGTCAACGCCTTTCTGGTTTAAACCACCAGAATCTCTTTTACCTTCTTTGCGTTGCCAAGCGGCAGATTCAACAAATTGTTTAAAGGTTTTCATATGTTTCTCAATATTTCTACAACACCTGAATTTAATGGTATATCGGATGTATGTATGTTTTTACCGTTAATTCCACAAATCACATCTGGCATAAGGTTTAGATAGTCCAGAAATGTCTTCAAAATATCATAATCTCGTTCATCAGTCTTATAGAACAATATTCTAGCTGTGGCTTCTGTGCCAAAAACATTGTTCAATAAAATGATGTGATTCAATATCAAACGTTCTTTAAGTGATTTGGTCACTTTATATCTACGGAATAATCTCTTTAGATACTTAGTTCGTTTGATATCTCCCTCAAACTCTGACATAATGCAATGCGGTGAGCTGTAACACTTCACCGCATACATCAAAAAATTATCTTCATTCAAGTTTTCAAACATATTATAAAAGACACCCGAAGGTGTCTATATTAAACTCCAGTGTAAACTGAGCCAAAACTTGTGCTACCAGAAGTTGTATTAGAAGCAACTGGGTTGGCCAAAGTGACTAGAGTTTCTTGCAAGATACGAACAGTACCATCGTTGTTCACTTTCTTCTGATAGTGATTCCAACCAACGTGTGCAGCACCACCCAAAGACAATTGACTGTTTGCGTTAGCTAAACGTGTTGGTGTCACCAAAATGGTATCTGAGTTGTATGTTTGTTCAACAGTTTTTGTTGATGGACGTGAAATTGCTTTGTCAAATTCAACACCAAAGGTATTGCTGACGTTACCGAACAAGTTGGTAGACAATGTGATTGTATTACCGCTGATTCCAGAAACTGTTGTGTTTGATGCAAACATACCTGGAACGCCGTTGCCGTTTTGGCCACCATTCACACCAAATCCATTTGCCCAAAAGTAAACGTATTGACCACCTGCAACACCAACGTTTGCAACGTTGTTTAGACCACCGTCATTGTATGAAACTTGAATGACGTTATTACCTGCTGTGTTGCCAGTAAGAACTTGGAATTGCAACGTTTCACGAACTTCACGTTCCGCTGGTGACTTTGGTTTTTGATTGTGGTTATCTGTATTTCCCCATGCTGACATTTTTTTTCTCCTTGAAGACTTATTGTTTATTTATTCAACCGTTTTTTTGTGGTTTTTCGTTTTGTTTCTGACCGTCTGGAACATGTTTACGCATTTTCATCATCGGGTCAATTTCGACTACATCACGAGGTGTACCAGTCATTGTTTTACCACCACTTAGAACTGCCGCAGCTTGGGGTTGTTCTTTTGTCACGGAATCTTCACCTGGTTTTTGGAAAGTCGTTTTCTTGTTAGATTTAACAGACTTGTCCTCTTTTTCATGGTCATACAATTCTTCTTTTACCACTTTAGTCTTTTTAAGTGATTTAATAAGTTTTGCAGCCTTAGAAATCTGAGGTTGTTTAGTTGGTTGTGGTTCACAGTCATTTGAACTGTTTGCACCATCAACTGGCGCTTGTGATGGAGCGGATGGATCCATCATATTCTCTTTCATTGCAGGTATTGCTTTAACCTTTTTCGCTTCGTTATCACGGCGATAAGATGCCTGCATACGAGCAGCAAGAGACTTCATATCAACAGGTTTCTTTTCTGCCTTTGCTTTTACTGCATGGACAGCAGATTGATAATCACCACCGTAGTCTGCTTCTTTTGATTCATCAACAAATCCATGACTACATGCACATGGGTCTTGATTACATTCTTCGCAAACATTCATTTCTGAAACGATATTACCTTCCAACTCAACAGAATCACCTACGTATTGACCTGGTTTCTTGGACTTATAATAGTCGCCTGCACCACCCATAACATGAGCTCTATGTTTTTCTGCATTATCTGGATTAGAAAGATGTTTCTCTTTTGCTCTCATAAACAACTTATGAGCTCTTGAAGATGTTTCTTTATCACCAGCTTTGAATGCTGAATCTGAACGTGCCAATAGTTTATCTGCACGAGGACCTAGTGTAGATTCTTGGTGATGAATCACTTTGCCTTCACGTTCTTTTTTCTTAATCTGACGCAAACGGTCCATAGTTGGAGAAGGAGTAACAGTATCTTCTCTCATTGCATGGTCACGAGCCCATTGTTTGAACTGGTTACTTTTAGAATGAGCAACCTTTGTGTCTTTAGAAACGAACTTAGGATTGATACCTCTAGACAAAAGATATTTGTCGAGACCGGCACTCTCACCCAACTCAGCCTTAGTAGACCAAGGGTCTTTTGGGTTAGTACCAAAAGTGGCCTTATCGGCCACATTGGTCTTAACAATTGATTTAACTTTTTTGGCTGTCATATTAATTGTTTCCTGGTGCTTTACCCAACATTTCGGATTTTAATCTTTTCATTGATTTCTTAGCAAGGTTTTTTGCAACTGTCATAGGTTTGCTATCACTTGTTGCAAAATTTGGAGCAGAACCACAACCTGCATCCATGTTAGGGTCTTTTGCTTCTTTAACTGGTTTTTCATCATCATGTTCTGGTTTGTCAGCTTGTTTGCCGCCACCATAACGTGAACCCTTTTTCACACCAGAGCCACCTGATGGTTTAGGACCAGACTTCACTTTATCTTGTGCAGCCTTAACCATGTCATCCCAACCCTCTTCAACAGTTTCTTCTTTTACACTATGTGTAGATTTAATATCATTGTGTAGTGTTTGCATGTTGTCAGCAAAATGTTGTCTTGCTTCATCATCCGATTTCTTGTGATATTGAGCATCTTTTGCCATTTTTTTGTGTTTATTTAAAATTCTGGCGGCTTGTGGATGATTCTTCAACTTGTTATCTATTTCTTTTTGTGCCACATTTACATGGTGCCATTCCAAATCATTTTTGTTAGTTAATCTAACCATCTGTTTGATTGCCCAATGGCCTAGACCTTCTTCAATTTGTTCAACTTCTTCTGAAATTGGAGTTGATTTGTGAGCCATCTTGTTTTTTACCAAATGATCCTTTATGGCCTTTTTCTCGTCATCAGAATGATGCGTCATAAAAGTAAGTCCACGATTTATATGGCTATGCACTTCAAATTTTTTTCTTGCTCCGCCTTCTTTCTTAATGTTTCCTCTATGTATTAAAGTGTTTGTATTATAATATTTGTCATCCGGATGTGTATGTGTTTGACTATTAACCGAATGTTCACCATGAACCGTTTGGAATAAAGTTTCTAATACCTTTTCTTCAATTTGTTCAACTTCTTCATTCTTCTTGGCCATTGCAGGTTTACCAGTTTGTGGAACACCCATCTTGCGTTGTAGGTCTTTTCTGTGTCCTTCGTCATCTGGACCACCAAGTGCCTTACCAACAGCTTTGATACCTTTTTTCAAGGTGTCAACAACACCTTCTTCAACGGCTTCTTCATTTTTTTGTTTTGCGTAGTATGCAGCAAGAGCTTGTTTCTTACGTTCTTCTTTAGACTTACCAGCAAACTTAGGATTGTCTGAATGAACAAAGTCGTGAATCCATGCACCAGCAGAAGCGTCTTTAGAAAGAACTTCGTTAATCAAGTCATCATAGATTGAACTTTCTTCATATTTCTCTTTGAACATTTTAAGAGAAATAGATTCTTTCATACCCAACATTTTACGTTCACGTTTTGCTTCTTTGTCTTCCATTTTTTCTGGTTGAGGTTTAGCGGTCTTAACTGTAGCTGGAGGTTTGCCTTTAGTCAATTCTTTGGTTTCATATTCTTCGTTTTTAGGACCTGCATGGAAACGAGCTTTGGTTGATTTACCATCTGTACCAGGACCAACATCGTCTTTACGTTTAGTCTTGACACGACCACCAATCATATCTTCTGTACGGTCATTTACGTCAATTTCTTCTTTATGATGCATTGACTTTTCGTGACCTTTAACTTCCTTTTTAGCAATATTTTTTGCTTCAGGTTTAGTTACACATTCAGCTTCTTCTTGTTGAAGAATTCTTGCAATAGCATCAGCAACCGCGTCTTTTTTGTTAAAGTTAATCATTTTTTTACTCCAGCTTTCTTTTTATTTTTGATTACATCGTAAGTATAACCTACCTTGTTTTTTGGATCTTCCATCGGTTCTTTATTACTAGCACCGCCTAATGTACCACCAACACCCGATTCAACATCATTCTGGAACCCATTGAATTCCTTAAGATTTTTTTTGAACTTACTAAAGGATTTAGGTTGTTTTGGTTCTCCACTTTCCAATGGGTTTGGTTGTGGTCCTTTTGTCATGGCTGAGTAGTTAACAACATCACCATTACTTGCTTCTGGACCAATACCTTCACTGTAAGTTTGATTACCTAAACCTGCACCAGCTGCGGCACCTTGGCCACCAGCTCTTGAATCATATTCTGAACCTATACCATTATTTTGTTGTACACGACCTGCACTAGGACTTAATCTTGCTTTTTTACCGTGCTTTTCTTTGTCGTTGTCTTTGCTGAAATTGGTTTCTTTTGGTTCTGAGAACTTTTGGACTTTTGGACCGGTTTCTTCACTGTAGGTTCTGAAGGTGTAGGTGCCTCTTTTCTTCGGCGAGTCCCACTTGATGTTGTCGGCGTTTTTGTCTCCTGCACGATTGTCGGCTGGGATACTGTCTGGAGTTTCGGCTGGTTGTCCTGTTCCTCCAACTTTGGTAAATCCGCTGGCTTTTCTCTCGTTAAATTTTTGAATAAACCTAGAGCCTTTTTCAACATGTTTTTCTTCCTTAACAAGTACTTTAATAGAGTCATTGGTATTTAGCTTACCGTGACTTTCCAACCAAGTATATGCAGATTCGGTATATACTTTTTCATCCAAGAATACACTCAAATACTCATATGCATCGGTAATATCTTCTTCGATTGCACTTAAAGAACCACTGTTATTAAAACTAATAAACTTTCTAAAGTCTTTGTTGTAAGTTTCTTTAAGTTGTTGAGATTGTGTCCACTTTTCGAATCTTGCGTTTTCTGCAATCATCTTAGTCAACTTTTGATTTCTCATGTAACTGGCTTCATTGGTTGTATCAACAAACACCATGGTTGTATTGTAACCTAGTTCTTCCAGTTCTTCTTTGACTTGAATCATGTGTTCATAGTCATCGGCAGGACCATTGATAATCAAAGGACCACGATTACGAATTGCTTCTCTACGGAAGTCACCTGATTTTTCAGAAAGTTGTTTCTTATCCATCAGATAGTTAAATGCCTGACCAACATTCAACTCAACTGCTTTACGTTCTGCAATTGCTTCACGAATGATAACATCTTTACCGGAACCAGGTCCACCAGTCACAAAGATGGCTTTGAACAAACCACGATTGTAGTTTTCGTTGATACCCATGCCACGGCGAACATCACGGAACAATTCTTTTGCATGTTTTTCTGGAACGTGTGATGGTATGCCTTGTTTGAATTCACCAAAGTTATTATTGGATGCATGTTCACGCATTTTAGATGCGGACATACCTTCTGCACCTTCGGCATCAGGGTCACGGTGTCCAGCAGACTTCACTTCAATCTTTTTGAAGTTGTATAGTGAACCTTTACCTACACCATTGTATTGTTTTAGTTTATTTTCATATTCAGGAATACGGTCAGAACCTGCAACCATAATCAAGTGGTCGTGGCCTGCTTGAAACAGTTTTTGAGCATGTTGTAAGAAAGTTGGATGTTCTTTCGATGATGCTTCAATATTTGAACCAGGGAAAAAACGTTTGGCATGTTTCAGTTTAGATGCAACATCCAATGGATTCTTTTTTGCATCAACTGAATGTGAAATGATGATATGGTGTGGTGCCTTATAATCATTTGCAATTTGTTTTACTTTATTGACTAATTTTTCGTGGCCAATAGTAGGTGGATTCATCCGACCAAAAGCCATAACTACTGGCTTCTTGGTTTTTGAATCATCTTCTAATTTTTCTAAAAATGATTTCATTAGTCTTTAAATCCTAAACTTTTCTTAAAATTGAACAAATGTTCGTCATTATCTAAATCAATATGACTTTTATCCAAGCCATTTTTACCATCAGGATGAAATGCAACAGTTCTAGCTGACTTGTTACCTTTCTGTTTCTCACGAATTCTCCAGACACCTTTACCTGATATATTAGGTAGACCGTGGCCAGTTTCATCTTTTTTACCTACACTATACGTTCCAAAACCACCAACTTGTAACACATGAACGTGATGGTCTTGTAGGTAGGCATGACCTGGATCCAAATTCGGATGTTTAATCTCAATTGTCTTTGCTAGACCTGAAGCTGTCGTTTCAGCCTTGTTAGGATCTTTTAGGTGTTTGTTTAAATGTTGCAAAATGCCAGATTTTTCTATTTGTTCAGCGTACTTTGGTCGTTTACTTCTTGCGGCGTCACCAATATGCCAACCTTTTTCTTTTGTGTGATGAATGGTCAATTGACCCATGGCCGCAGTTACACCATTCTTTGTTTCACCATTTAATAAGTTTCCATCAACAGTACCTGGATGGAATGTTCCTTTTTTACGATTTTCAACAGCAAAGTCTGTACCTGAGGTTGAACCTGCACCAGATAAGTGTGAAGGCATAATTTGATGTTTTTTCAAACGTTCAACAAACTTGGTTTCATAATCATGTCCTTTGTTTGTTGGAGCCTCACCTGGTTTGTGTAGTTTAGATAGAGGAATAATTTGTTGTAATCCTAGGTGGTCTCTTGCATCCACATGCATTTTCCCACGAAAATTCAACACTTTTTTAATTTGAATTTTTGAACCGACTGGCAAATCCTCATGTTCGGCTGCAAGTGTATGTGTGAAATCTTTTGAATTAATATATGGTTTGATATACTTATCAATATGTGCTTGTGCCATTGCACCAGAAGATGATAATTTACCTCTTTCTTCCGCCAACAATAAGAAAGTTTTGAATGTAAGCATTAAATGTTCCTTATACCCGCAAAGTTTCTACGTGAGAATTCTGCACGGTTAACAAATTTATCAGATTCGTTACCATGGTGAAATACGTAACCTTCAGGATTGGCCTTCTCACCACCATGTGTGTGCTCGAATTCTTGGTGTTGATTCATAACGTTAATCAACGCATCTTTGGCCTTTTGTAGATGGCCATGTAGTTTGAATATGTTATTGTAATGTTTCTTATTGCGTTCAATCTTATCAAGTTCAGACTTCAGTTCACCTTGTTTGGTAACCCTATTCTTTTCAACTTTCAACTTATCAATATCTTTATTCTTCTTGGTTTCTAACCAATTTTTAAAGTTCTGGTGATTAGGTTCTTCACCTGTACGAACTGTATGATTCATATAAGTTTCTAATGCACCACCAACACCGTGATGTTCTCTGGTGCCTGCATACATGTCAAAACCATGTGTGTCGTGTTGTTTCTGTGCAGCAATAATATGTTTATGGAATTCTTTTTGTTCTTCTTTACCAAAATGAACTTTAGATGTGTCCATTCTTGGATCCACAGAGAATACATCAGGGTGTTTTTGGAATTTCTCGTGGTTTACTTCATGTGAAGCATTTAGATTGTGTGAATCGTCACCGCTATATGATAGGTGAGTTACAACACCAATCTTGGCTTTTTTAACTGCGGCCGCATGGTCTCCGTGAGCCGTATAAGTCAAACCTGAAGGATTTGGATGAAATGAATGTCCTTCACCAGATTTAACTTTATCACCTTTTGAAGTTCCAAACATCATATCACCTTGATAAACACCTTCTTTTGGTGCAATCTTAGGTAGATGTTCTAGTGCATCTTTCAATTTAGAAACCAACCCTGGAGCGTGTCCGTGGTTCATTTCAATATCTTTTGGAGTGTAGTTAATCTTTGGAGTCTTGTTGAAAGCAGACTTGGATGCAACAAAAAATTTACCAGTTTTTGGGTGATGGCCATAGACAATTGCTGGTGAACCATCATATTTTGTTGTTAATTCTGAAGTCTTCTTGCCTTTAGAGATGTGGTCAGCTGCTGCGGTCAAAGACTTAATTGCATGTTGAGCACCTTTTTCTCCAGTCTGGAGAGGACGGTCTTCTACGTGCGTCAGATGTTTAATCTGGCGACTCGCACCTTCTTCTTCTTCTTCGGTGCTCTCTTTGATGTAGGTTTTGAAAGATAACATTAATACCTCTGAGATTTGCAACACACTTTGGTTGCCACAATGTATTTATAACAGTTTCACCTAGACTGGTCTAAACTGTAGGAATGTTGGGAATGATATATACTCGTTAAACTATCTTGGTGGCCACAATGGTCAAGATATTTGGTAGTGAATCTACTGGTCTGCGAATACCATCTTCTTCGTTTCCAACGTGGACAATCTTATAACCAGAGTCGGTTAGAAGTCCGACCAACCCATGAACGTCAAAATGATGGAAGTGTTCGTTTGGTTTTCTGTGTTTCCAAGTTGTAAACCATTCAGAACCCTTGTGTTCATGGAACCAAGGTAGTGAAATGACCACATGTTTAGTCTTTAGATTTCTCAAGAAACCTTCTAGGTCTGGTTGTTCCATGTGTTCTAAAGAGTCAAAGAATGTTACAACGTCAACATCAATATCTTCTACACGGTTCAATCTGGTGACACCCTCAGGTACAGGATAATCTGAAACATCATATCCGTAGGCTTTTTTGGTGATACTACAATACTTTAAAAAGGCACCATTTCCGTAACCAACATCACAAACCGATTCAAAATTGTCAATATAATCCCACAAAACATTGTATCTGATTTGTGACATTTTATCTGAAGGAATCTTGTTGTAGTATTCCATGTAGTCGTTTGAGTAAGTAGGACCGGGACCTGTTCTAACAACTTGATGCCAGTGACCAGGTCTAATCATTTCATAATTTTTAATCATAGTAAGTCTTTCAATTCGGATGCATGAACTAATTTACAGTTTCTATTTGTATAGAAGTGTCGTTCAAAAGTTTGTTGAATGTTTTTACCATTGTCCCAAAGAATGTCTTCACCATTCCAAAACTGTGGTGCCCAATCTTCTTTTTTCCAAACAACCCACATTTCTTTGTCAAGTAGGTTGGCCAAAACGGCAGAACCGGTAAAGTTACCAATGAAAGGTTTGTTGGAGGATTTAATGATAGCACAGTTTGTCAACAAGTCTTCATTATAGTCTAAAAACGTCACTCCGTCAAGTCCTGCCAAGACATTTACTGCACGGCGACCATCAATTTGTGGTCCTGCCCAACGGTCTCCGGCAATATAGTCATCGGTTTTATTTGTAGTCATTTCTGGAAACTTAATAACAAAGTTGTCATCAGCTTCAAACTTTAAACCGTACATATCCTTCATTGCATTTTCAAATCGGCAAACTTCACCTGGACGAATCGGACTATTGGTGAATTCGTTAATTTTATTTGGTGGAATAAACATGTGCATAGCACCTTGAACAAAGACCTCATCGTCAAAATTAACTGACGCAAACAAGTCTTGGTATTCCAACAACTCTTTGATGCCTCTGAATTTGCGATTGGTTGATTTGATGATAAGTTGAAACTTACCATAGGCATCGTGAATGCCTTTAAGTGTTGGTAGTCCACTTAGAAAGTCTCCAAGTGAATCTGTCATGTTCATGTATATAATCATAGAAAATCCTGTAAGTTATCACTGTCACGTTTGATATTTATAGCTATTGCCCGTGGGTGTGGATTTGCATTGTTGTAGTCATTGATTAGAATACGACTTGTTGTTTGTAGACCATCAATATAACTAAAACTCTTGAAACCTAACTCATACAACATTTCTCTTGTTGCTGGACGATATTCAGATTCTCTTGCTGTAACAAAAATGATTTGTGAACCTTTCTCTTGTAACTCCAAAAGTCTGTTGACATTGTTCTGTAGTGGTTCGTATGGTTTACGTGTTTCCAAATCCAAACGTGATTGAGCCTTAACGATTGTACCATCAATATCACAGAAGATAACTGGCTTGTCGTTGTATTCAAACCAATCCGATGCGGTACCAACATCAATATAATCTGTCACAGATTTGTTAACGAAGATTTCACCCCAACCCAGCATCATATTGATAACGTCAGACACAAACACTTCACGGTCAGTTTTCAAAGCTTTGAATGCTTGAATGTATTGTTCAACAGAAGCAAACTTGTAACCACCAACACAGAATGTATCTGATACAACTTGTTTCTCTATAATATCGGTAATAATATCATGTTCATTTGCAACCGTAAAACTCTTAGATGAAAGTTTCTTCAATACTTCATGTTCAGAGATACGAGAGATACAAACGTAGTTGCCGTCAGATTCTTCATGTTGAAAGAAACTATCACAGTCTTTGATTAGAATGGATGTGTTATTGATATTGGCCATTGCTAAGATTTGATACACAGTATCGGCAGGACCTCTAGTGGGTTCATCCAACACCACAACATTGACCAACATACCAAACTCATGTTCGATAAACTTAGATGCTTGGTACTTGTCATCATGTTCTTTGAGAATGCCAATAGTGATTACATATTTACCCAAAAATGGTTGAATGGCATTCTTCAACATCAAGTCACCTTTGTAATCATACAAAAGGTACTTTGGTTTCATGTCGGGAAATCTGGTAGACAGACCAGCTGCTGGTACAATTATTTCCATAATCTTTCAATCTCTTTCATTAAGAACCGGTAGTTATCATCATCTTTTTTACAATGTTTCAATACCCTCAACAACATCAATATTAATAAACTATCATTGAAGTATGAAGGAAAAGATTGTTCTAATAATTCAAACAAGGTTTGTAGTTTGATGTCCAAATGAACATCACTATTACGAATAAACCATTTACATTGTATATCTTGTCTCAACTTGGCCATATCGAATACGAATGAATCATATTCAATCGTCACAGGATCAATTAGGTGAAACCCAGGATCAGTATATAGAATGTTCTCTAGTGTGAGGTCACCATGATACAAGGATTGAGGTAGGAGTTTAGGTAACTCTGCAATCAACTCATCTTTGGTAAATAGAAAGTCACTTGGTAACCATTCCAGTTTTTCGTGGTATGTTTCAGTATAGTCTTTGTAACCAGTTACGGTTTGTTCAAACGATTCAATCAACTCACAGATAAATTCATATAACGCAACCGGATTATTATACAATAGATAGTTCTTTATGTCAAGTCCATGAATGTATTCCATGTCTAGAACATCGTTTCGGTGGTCATAGATTTTTGGTACAGGATAACCAAGCTCATTCAATACAGATAGTCTTTCCACATTTCTTCCAACATTAAAGACTTTACGTACAAACAAACGTTTTCTTTTTGTGTCTTCTAAAAGTGCTACAAAACTACCTGAATGACCGTTGAATAACTTTACGACTTTTTCCATTGTTCAACATCATCACGAATCAGAGAATGCCAAGAACCATTATGTGGACCTGGTGGGAATGGATTATTCATGTTGACATACTCAAGTTTATCACCGAACAAACCATGTTTATGTAAGTTGGCTTGCATTAAGTTTTCACCAATGAATACTGCACCTTCATTGTAATAATCTTCTATATTCAAATAGGTTGACATATACTTCATCATGTTTTCTTGTGAACTGAAAGCAAATTGGTCATTACCAAAATCTTTTTCAGGTACCATACGACAATTTGGTATATACAACTTCGAATTGTCCCAATGTTCAAAGGGAATTCGACCATTGAGTGCATAGTCAGAACGTGACTTAATCACCCAATCATACTCACCATTTATAAGTTGACTGCAACGATACATTGAATATAACATACTCTCGGTAAAACGTGGAGGATGGCGTTGTGGATTTGGTGTATTCGTATACTTTATATCGGCTTGTGTGGTTCTTGTAGGTTCACGTTGCCATGCACAAGCTTGATACAAGTCAATGTATTCATGTGCATTAGGAAAATCCCATGTATGAATGTAAACATCCACATCATAGTGATCCAATAGGTTACGTTTGTAATATTCGTAACCTTTTTCAAATGCTCTGGCCTGACCAGAAAAGCACAATGCTATTTTCATACTCTGTAAGTAAAGAATTGTTGTGGATCATTTTGACCATATTTGACACGAACAAATTCTTTCCATTCTGGCACACGGTCATATTGGTGTACGATGGCAAATTCTGTGCCTTTAGAGTTGACTACTTTACCATCAACAAATTTTGGTTCTGGTTCCAAAAGATTTGGTCTGAAACCATCAATCTTAGATGGGTCTGCAACTGTACCTGCTTGAACTGCCCAACCATGATCCATCCAAGTTTTGAACACAACATTTTTGTATGGTTGTGTATTGATTAGTACGTTGAATACGGCTTGGTCAACAATAGGAATTGGACGATTGGTTGCATTAGAGAAGATGTTAAACACCAAGTCTCTCATGTATTCAGCAGAACCACCAAGAACACCAACATTGTAAATGATGTTATCTTTGAATAGATTATGAATGTATGGACCATATGCCTGTAACAAGTTTTCGTTACCCCAAGATTCATCTTTATATCTCAAGGCTTCAGAACCACAAACCAATTGGTGCATATCTCTGACGCCAACATTATGGTAGTCTAAGAATTTAAATGCGTCTTTTTGAAAGTATACATCTTTCACATCTGTGGTGATGACATATTCATATTGTTCCCAGTTTTCACGTAGGTATTCATAGATAGACAAGAAACGCAATACGTGAACCGGAATGTTTGCTTGAGGCATAGGAACAAGTTCAAATCCTTGTTCGACCAACCAATCTCGGGTTTCTTGTGTCGCATTGCCAATACACATTACTTTTTTTACATCAGGCATTGTCTCGTTGATAGACAACACCCATGGTTTTAGTTCATTGATACCGTAGTTGGTGCATCCACCAATAATTAGATTTTGCTTCGCCATGGGAAAACTCCATTATATTTCTGTTTCATCACTTCATTACCATGCAAGAAGAATTCTGGTTTGACTGAACCAGCATTTCCTGCTACTCTATAATTGACGGTGTATTCACCTGTACAATCAAATTTTGGAAAGTATTGGGACAGTGCTTGTAACCAAACTCTATCTTGTCCCCAACCACCGTGCCATACTTGTGCCAATTTTACTGCAACTTCTGTTTTTATGCAATAACAATTAGTATCTATATGACTATAATCACCACTAAAGACTGGCCATTTACCTAAAGATTCACAATCATCATAACATAAGAACTTACCATCTTTGTCGTGTATCTTACGGAGTGAATAGGACCAGTCCAGGTTCTTTTCTTCTATGGTTCGTATGCAAGACAGTACGTGGTTGGATTCCATCGCACAATCTTGATCCAGGTAAAGTATGTAAGGTGTGTTTATGAGGTGAGTAAATGCGGCATAGACACGATGGCCATAGAAACCATTTGCACCAACGTTGATTGGTAAATAACAAACTTTTAGATTGTCACAACCTGCATATTCATCAACGATAGGTTTTACCTTACCTCTGTATTCATCACCATCACAAACAACATAAACTTGGGTTTGGTTTTGAGATAATGCAGTTTTCAAAGCATCATGCAACTCAGGAGAACCTGTAGTTGGTATAATCACTGTAGCTTTCATTTCATCCTCTAGTCAGTTTCAATATCTTTTCGATTTGTTTGTCAATCGCTGGTTTACGATTAGGCCAATATATGTATTCTTTGTCTCCAGTGTCTCGGAGTTTTTCTAAGAATGGTAGAATGATTGCCTCTACCGATTCAAGTCTTTGTTTGTAGTCGTTGATTGGTTCTGCGGCTTTGGTGATACGTGCTTCATAGTCTTCAGCTGAGATAGCCGAGAATCCAAAGTCATCATCATTGTCAATTATGTTTTTCATGTTTAACTATATTTAATAAAGATACTACTATTTTTTGTGGCAGAAGAACCATAACCAAAGATTGCTTTTGTAACAACATCTTCTTTTCCACTTTTTTGAATGGCATAACAATATGCTAATCCCAAATATTTGGACATCCACCAAACTTTATCTCTTTTCTGATTCATCTTAGCTTCAAGTGTCAAATCTTTCACACTTGTTTTAACACCAGAAAGTTCTTTGAACATTTTAGCAAAAGTGTCGAATACTTTATCGGATGGTTTATCTATATTTGAACTGAATGAACTCGGTTTAGTTAATCCTGAAACACCACATTCATCAGCTAAAGAAATTAATACACCCCCACCAATTTTACCACCAGCAGCAGTTTTACCTTTAATTTCTCCTTGCCATGACGATGTAACAGGACGACTTGAGAAATTTCTCAACTGTATTTCACCATCTTTACCTTCAGACTTGTATTGGATGTAAATGTCTTTAGAATCTCCCATATTAGGACCAAGTTTGAATCCTCTGAATTCTGCTGCAGGTGGTTTACCGTCATTATATACCTTGGATGTAGCTGCACCTTTGGGAATCTTTTTCAATGATATTCCGACCAATTTTCCACTTTGGTATTGGTCATAAATGTAACGATTATATTCTGTTAATGAAATGTGTTCATCTTCAAATTTGAAATCTTTCTTGGCCATCCAAATGTCTGCTGGGTTCCATTTATCGTCGCCAGAGATACCACTTTCTTTTCTAAATCGGCCAAACTCTTTATAAATTTCACCAACTAATTTTCCACCACGATAGAACTTATAATTTTTGCCTGTGATACCAAAATCTTTAAAAATCTTATTTGCAGTGACAATCACACTGTGATACCATTCTGCATCTAATCCGGAAATACATTGTTTGAGAGTTCGGTCACAATCAGCATCAAGAATAGTCTTATTGTTGACTTGAGATATATCTTCCAAATCTTTTCCTAGAAACTGACGAGTGGCACAAGCGTAAGCCTGTAAACTTTCCGCCAAAGCGGTTACTTCTGCTCCTGCGCCAGATTGTGCCATGTTAATCCCCAAATAAAAGTATTTATCGAATAATCTGGATCTCCTTTCCAGAAGTCCAAACTTCAAGTTCATCTTTTAACCGACCTTCATTATGCAATGTTACATAACGATTGATGGCTTTATTTCTCCACCATTCAATCAAGTTGGCCAGTTTATGTTTCTCATAATTTTCACCTGGAATCAACACATCGGTTTTACAGTTCACATAATCAACCATGTTCTTGAAACCATAGTCACTAACATAGTAACGTTTTTGTTCGGTCAGGCCTTTGGCCTTTTCAATCGTTGCATCAAACTTTTTACCTGCATCTGTACCTTTTAGTGCAGCCTTGGTCAAAGAAATAATCTTCATCGAGATTTTCAACTTCTTACTAGAAGCATCATCTTCAACCAATGGACCAGTTCTATCCTGTACATAGTCACGCAAATCTGAATAAGGTTTACCGTGCATCATAGGCAAGAAGTCACTTTCGGTAAGACCTTTGAAACGAATGTATGGTTTCATGCCATCATATTGTGACACTTGTTTAGAACTACCATACAAACTGGTAGTCTCAAACAAACATAGGTTCATGTTGTACTTCTTATTGACAATCTCACGAACTTCATGTGAAGTACAGATTGCAGCCAACAACTTGCCACCAAGATAGTTGTAACCAAATGGTTGTGCAGGTACGATAACGAAACCCATCATAGAAGAATCGTTGAATCGTTTACCCCAATCTTTTTGTTGAGTGAAGACTTGTCCCAACATG